GGGTCAGCGGCCTCCGCGTACAGGCCGTCCTTCCCGGACGTGAGCAGCGCCGTCACGACGTCTCGGGAACGCCACTTCCGGGGTGCGTCACCGAGGTCGCGGCCGTGCTCCAGGGTGAGCGGGTTCGGGCCCGTGGTGAGGTCGTCGCCGTACCCGAACCCGTCCTCGGTGAGGTCGACGTTCACCATGTGCAGCTGCCGGTGCCGGTCCAGCCGCCACGCCGCGAGCTGGTAGCCGCGCAGCGTCCCGAGCAGCGCCCGATAGTTCTGGCCGGGGGAGAACCGCAGCACGGCCTCCTGCTCCCACGGGTCGCCGTTCGAGTCGTGCGTCGCGGTGAACGTCGGGGTGACCCCCACCAGGCAGCCGCGGGACTGCGCGGCTGCGATCAGCGGGAGCATGATCTGGCCGGCGTTCCCGGCCACCTCGGTTTCGCCCTGGCCGCCCTGGGTTTCGGGGTCGTCCGGGTCGTCACCGCCGCCGCCGTCGCCGTCGGGGTTGTACGGGAGGCACGCCTCCTCGAGCAGCACCGACAACGCCAACCCGCCGAACGATCCGACGCCCTGCTCGTCCACGTCGTCGAGGTCGGCCTCGTCGACGATGAAGATGTCCGACCAGGTGTCGCCGTTCTCGTCGTAGAGGGTGGCCTCGACGTCGAGGTCGACGTCGTTGTCCACGATCGACGCGAGCCGGTCGTAGTAGCGGCCGTGGATCGAGTAGTCGAACTCCAGCGTTCCGGCCACGTCGTCCCGCGGGGACACATCCCACTTCGGGGGTTCGGGCAGCGGGTACGGCTCCCCGTCGCGGGGGAGCGCCCACAGCTCCAGGCGCAGGAATCCCACGTCAGCCCACCGCCCACGCCTGGCGGGCCTCGACACGGATGCCCATCGGTCCACCTCCGGTCAGGTCGAGCCGCACGGTCGGGCCGGCGGCGCCGGGCACCGGGTCGAGCACCCACCACGGGCCGATCCGGGGGTCCTTCACGAGCTGTGTCCGGTCGAACGTGAACCCGGTCGGGTCCCACGAGTAGTCGCCGACCGTGATCCGGTGGCCGGCGCCGAAGGTGTGCCGGTAGCCGATGCCGATGCCGGTCGCCACGTCGGTCAGGACCGGGTTGTTCCCGGTCGTCGAGCCGACCCCGAACGTGACGAGCGCGTCGGAGATCCGGCCGGTGGACGGCGCGAACTCGGTGAGCTCCCACGTCTGCCCGGCGGCGAGGCCGGGGTGTTCGGCGACGACGACGTGTTCGCTCCGCCAGAACGCCCAATGGGAGGTGAACTCGACCGGGACCCGGGCGAGCATCCCCGCCTTCCACCGGGTCGGGTCGATGGTGTTGGCCGCCTCCACGGGCAGCTGCCGGCGGGTGCCGTCCGGGAGGGTGTGCACCATCATGGCGACGTCCTGCACGCACAGCGCCGACAGCAGGTCCATGTTCCGGTAGAACTCGGCGTTCTGGCCGTCGGGTGGGACACGGCCGTCCGCGTCGCACCCGCGGACCCAGAAGTCCACCCCGAAGTCCCGCGGCTCGTACGGCTTCCGCGGCACGCGGAGCGCCCCGTCCCGGCCGGCGACCGTGAGGTTCTCGGAGCGCCGGCCGGGGATCGTGAGCAGCCCGGACAGATCGATCGCGTGCACGGCCCACGTGGCGACGTCCACGCCGGCCCACGACAGGCCCTCGACCGAGACACCGGTCCCGGTCATCGGGCCCGCCCCAGCCGGGCGAGGGTCCGCTTCGAGCGGTTGATCGAGTCGCTGGACCGTTCGGCCTGCGGGTTGTGGATGTTCACGGTGACGTCGGAGCCTCCGTTCATGCCGTCGCGGTCGTCGCGGCGGTGGTTCTCGTCGCGGGCCCGGGACAGCCAGGCGTGCCCGGGCAGTCGGGCGTCACCGGTCAGCGACATCCCGTTGAGGGCCATGTCCCGGTTGAGCTGGCCGTGGGCGGCGTCGACGATGTCCCGGGCCGACGCGATGATGTTCGGCATCCCACCGCGCAGGCTGTCCGCGAAATCGGTGGTCAGCGCCTTACCGGAGTAGGTGACATAACCGCGGCCCGAGAACGGGCCCTCCTTGGCGGGCGAGAACGGGAACATCGAGCGCACCTTCGCGACGCCGTCTCGGACGAAGCTGGTCACCCGACCCCAGGCGTTCTTGATGCCGTTGAGGAAGCCGTCGACGAGCGCCCGGCCGGAACCGATCAGCAGCGACCCGATGTTCCCGAGCGCCGACATGACCCGGCCGGGGATGCCGGCGACCCACGAGATCGCGCGGGCGATCGCCGTCGAGATCGTCGTGACCAGCGCAGTCCAGGCGGCCGACGTGATCGCCTTCGCGCGTTCCCAGGCGTTCTGCACGAACGAGACGGCGCGCTGACCAAACGATGTCACCGCGGAAACGATGTTGTTCCAGGCGTTCCGGACGAAGTTCGACACCGCCGTCCAGGCGGCCTGGGTGAACGCCTTCACCCGGTCCCAGTTCGCGATGATCAACACGACCAGGCCGACGACCGCAGCCGTCACCCACCCGATCGGGCCCATCGCGACGACCCAGGCGGCAGCCATGACCGCGGCCCGCGCCATCGCCCCGGCGGCCATCATCACCCACTGGGCGACCATCCGGGCGGCAACCGCCGCCATCTGTGCGGCCGCGGTCGCCGCAGCCGCACCAGTGGTCAACGCCCACGCCGCGGCCACCCGCACCGCGTTCGCGGTCGCCTGCGCCGCGAGGATCCCCCACTGCACGAGCTTCGCGGCGACCGCCGCGGTGGCCTGGGCGACGGCGACCGTGGCGTTCACGCCGGCCGTCAACAGCCACGCCGCGCCAACCTTGATCGCGTGCAGGGTCGCGGTCGCCCCGAGGAGCGCCCACTGCGCCAGCTTCGCCACCACGGCCGCGGTGGTCTGTGCGACGGCGAGGGCCGCGTTCGCGCCCGCCGACAGCAGCCACGCCGCACCAGTCTTGATCGCGCTCGCGGTGGCGGTGATCGCCAGCCACGTCCACTGTGCGACGGCGACCGCGACGGTCGTGACGATCCGCGACCGCAGGATCGTCATCGCCGTCGTGACGATCGTGACCGCGGGCGACAGCAGCATCAGCGCGCCACGCCACAGCATGAGCGCGCCCTGCCCACCGAGGAACAGGCCGGTCAGAACCCCCACCGCGATCCCGAGGTTCCGCATGACGCCCTCGTTCTCGGCGAGGTACTCCGTCAGCGGCGCGATGAACGACAACACCGCCGACACCACGTGGACCAACCCGCCGAACGCGGCCGCGACCCCGAGGAGTGCCCCGGTCAGGAACGGGCCGGCGACCTGGGCGATGGTGCCCATCTGGTCGGCGATGTTCCGCAGGGCATCGGTGATGCCCCACTGGTCCATCGCGGCCTTCGCCTTCCCGACCAGCTCCGGGATGCTGTTGAAGAACGGCGTCACCCGCTCGTTGAGACCGACGAACGCGGCGCCGCTCTTCTCGATCAGCGGGAGCACGGACTGGGCCATGCCGGACGTGAAGTTCCCGCGGAACGTGGCCCACTGGTTCGTCAGCGACGCCGACGCGTTCGCCGACGCGCCGACCATGTCCGACCACAGCGGCCCGGACGCGGTCTCGAACGCCTTCTCCAGGTCAGCGACGCTGATCTTGCCGTCGGAGGCCATCTTCCGGACCTCGTCGGCGGACTTCCCGAACTGCGACTGGAGCTGGTTGAAGATCGGGACGCCGGCCTGGGAGATCTGGTTCAGGTGGTCGAGCTGGACCTTCCCGGCGTTCGTCGCCCCGGTCAGCGCGTACAGCGCCGATTCCATGCCCTGCGCACCGGACCCGGCGACCGTGGTTGCCGCGTCGAGGTTGCGGAGCATGGACTCCGCGCGTTCCCCGGAGATCCCCAGGTAGGCGAGCGACTCGCCGGCCTTGAGGAAGTTCTGGTGCCCGAGGGACGACCCGGCCGACAGCCGCGCCAGCCGGTCCATCATGTCCCCGGCGACCTTGGTGTCGTTGTAGAGGCCCTCCATGACTCGACGGGTGTTGTCGAGCTGGTTGGCGAGCCCCGCGACGTCGGTGCCGATCTTGACGATGCCGGCGATCCCGGCGAACGCGGTGAGCTGCCCGGCGAGGCCCTTCACCGAGTCCATCAGCCCGTCCGTCGCGGACCGGCTGTTCTGGACGGCGGTGACGAACCGGGAGCCCATCCCGACCGCGGCGCTTCCGGCGGCGGCCATCCCGGCACCGATGGTCCGCCCGGCCGCCATGCCGACACTGCCCGCCGCGGACAGTGCCGTACCGACACCACGGGCACCGGCGACAACCCCGTTGAACGCGGTCCGGGTGACCCCGCCAAGGGTCCCCATCCGCCCGGAGAACGCCGACGCGGCCGCCGACGTCGACACGAACCCGTCCCGGAACCGGCCCAGGGAGTTGATCCCCGGCCCAAGCACCCGCTGGGCGACCCCACCGAGGGTGCCCATCCGGCCGGAGAACGCCGACGCGGCAACGTCCGCGGATCGGAACCCGTCGCGGAACCGCCCGAGCCCGTTGATGCCGGGCCCGAACACCCGCTGGGCGACACCGCCGAGGGTGCCCATGCGACCCGAGAACGCCGACGCGGCCGCCTCGGTCGACTGGAACCCGTCGCGGAACCGGCCAAGCCCGTTGACCGCGGGGGTGATCGCCCGGGACGTCAGGGACGCGACGCCGCTGCCGAGGGACGCGAACGTGCGGCCGGCGGCCGCGGTGCCGCGACGGAGGATGTCCCCGAGCCGGCCGAACCGTCGCCCGGCCTGGTCGACACTGGAGTTGTAGTCGCGGTCGTTGACCCGGAGGGTCGCGACCAGGTCACCGATGTTCACGGCCCGGACCCCTATTCAGTTGTGCGCCCGACCGTTGCCCCTGGTCAGGAGCGGAGACGGGCAGTGATGTCGGCGATCTCCGACGGACGCTCGACGCGGTGCGGCATCTCCCGCGCGAGGTGTCGGTACACGGAGTCCTCCGGGGGCAGCGACGCCCGCAGGTTCACGAACTCGCGGATCGTGAGGTTCGGGATGTCCCGCGGCCGGATCCCGTGGAACCGGCGGAGGTCCCCTTCGAGCGCCCACCAGTAGCGGCGCGTGGCTTCTTCTTCGCGGTCGGCCTGGCGTTGTTCCCGGGTCCGTTTCCGGCGGGCGTGGGGGCTTTTCCCGACGCCTCCCGATAGGCGTCGTACGCCGCACGGAACGTCATCGGCTGCCCCCGGCCGTGGGCCATGCCCCACAGCAGCACCACCTGGAGCTCGGTCTCGGTCATGCCGCTGTCGATCCACCGGTCCAGCACGTCCGCGCCGAACAGGTCCGCCAACAACCCGTTCGTGGACTCGGTGGCCGCGGCGGACTCCTCGGCGGCGATCTTGTCCGCGGCCGCCTGGAGCGCGGTGATCTGCTCGGCGACGTCAGCGCCGTTCTCCGCCTCGACCATGAGCGCGGCGATCTGCGATCGGACCTGGGCGGTGCGGGCAGCGACCCGCTTCTCGGCGTCCTGGATCTCCTCGAGGCGCCGCTGGAACCGCAGCGGCAGGTCGTGCGGCACGACCACCGTCACGCCGCGGATGACCTCGGTGGCGGCCTCGCCGCGCTCGTCGGCCTCGGCGCGTTTGATCTCCGCCCAGAACTCGTCCCACGAGTCGTGGCGCTCCTCCTCGGCGGCGGCCGACTGCGCAGGGGTGGCCGCCTTCACCGGGGCGGCGCCACCGCCCGCGGCACGGCCCCGGGCCTGGGCGACCTTGACCTCGGCCTCGGCCTGGATGCGGGCGATCTCCGCGTCGAGGCTCTCGTCGTGGTCGACCATCAGCCGCCACCACCCTCACCGTTGTCGCCCGGGTCGACGGCGGTAACCCGCGCCGCACCGGACCGGGTCAGCGCCGCGCTCCACGACGTCTTGTCGTTGTTCCCGCCGCCGCGGGCGCCCGGCTCGTTGTAGACGGTCCACTCGGTCCACTCGGTGTGGGAGTCGTGGCGGAACCGGATGTCGCCGTGGGACTCGCGGGACTTCTTCGTGCCCAGGGCGTCGACGGCGGCCTGCCCGGGGTCGCGGACGGTCTCGTCCTCGTCGAGGTACTCCATGAACCCCTCGAGGGACAGCGCGCTGCCGCGCTGCATGGCCTCGCCCTCGTACTCGCCGTCGGACGCGAACGTGGTGGTCTCGGTGGTCTCACCGTTCGCGTTGGGGTCGTCCTCGAACGTGTTGATACCGCCGATGTCGAGCCACGTGGTGGGCTCGGCGGGGTCCTTGATCTGGAAGATCCAGCCGCGGGCGTCGATCTTCATGGGGTGCCTCCTGGGGTGTGACGGGGTGGTGATGTGGGGGAGCGGGCCGGGCGTGGGTTACACGCGGTTCGCGGTGACCCGGCGAACCTCGGCCTCGAACAGGACCGTGAACTCGTGCCGGCCGTGCTCGTCATAGTCGTTGTACGACAGCCCGCGCGGGCAGATCAGCGACAGCATCCGAGTCCCGCCGGGCAGGTCCCGGCGCCGCAACCCGTGGAGGGTGTCGAACACGGCCTGGGCGGTCTCCTCGGCGGCCGTGTAGTCGCCGCGGGGCCCGCGGACCCGGAACTCGATGACGGGTTCGTCGTAGCCGTGGTGGGCGTCCGGGGGGAGCTGGTCGAGCCGGCGGACGGTGATGCACGCGTCCAGGTCGGGCGGCTGCCCCCCGACGAAGATCGTTCCGCCGGGGGCGTCCGGCCGGTACACGCCGACACCGAGCTCATCGGCGAGCGCCGCGAACTCGGCGGTGATCGTCCGAGGTGTCACCGGCCACCACCCCCTCCGTTGCTGTGGGCGCGCCGGACCGAGGTCTCGATCAGGCGGAGCATGACCTGCCGCTCACGCCGGAACGGGTCCTCCAGGTACTTCGCCTTGCCCTTGATCGGGTGGTGCCACGTCGTCTCCTCATGCTGACGGCGGGCGTACACGGTGTTGAAGCTGACCGCGGCCATGAGCCGCTCCGGGTACAGGTGTGGCCGCGCGGACCGCTCCAGGTGACCCTCCCGGAACGGGGTCTCCTTCTGTGCCTCCCCGAGCAGGTGCTCGGACGCGAGCTGGAGACCGCGGACCGCGCCGCCGCGGGCGGCGGCCTTCGCCTCGGGGCCGCGCCATTGGACCCGGACCCGCCCGGTCACGTGAACGCGACCTCGACGTGGTTGGGGGTGCGGGCCGCCTGGAAGTCGCGTTTCCGCACGGAGTGGATCTCCGCGACGCGGCCACCCTCGACACGACCGCCGACGATCCGGCCACCCTCCACGGTGAGCCGCGACTCCGGGGTGAGGTAGCGGATCGCGGCGGGCTCGAACCAGGCGGTCGACTCGTCCCCGACGGTGCGACTGCCCCCCTGGGAGGTGGACCGCTTCGTGCGGTGGTTCCACTCGATGTGACACCGCAGCCGCACCGGCGGCCCGTACAGCGGCCCGTCACCGGCCTGCCCGATGTACGGCTCGACGATCGCGGAGTGCAGCAGCGCCCACCGCGGGATCCGGCCGGCCATCAGCCGATCACCATCGGGTCGATCGGCAGCAGCCCCGCCGCGGCCAGGATGTCCCCGGCCTTCGGGGCGAGGTCCACCCCCGCCGGGTTCGCGCCGGCGCCGGTGGTGCCACGGGTGAACCGGACGGATCCGATCTGCCCGTCGGTGTAGGTGGCCGCCCCGATCCCGTAGTCGCCGGACTCGATCCAGTCCTCCACCTGTGCGCACGTCGCCGCCCGCAGGGCCGCGATCACCTCGCAGTCGGTGGGCATCCCGTCGGCGTCGACGGCGTACCGGGCGCCCCGGAGTGCCCGGTCGACCCGGCGGGACGCCGAAACCAGCATCCCCCGGGTCAGCTCCTCCGGTGCCGGTTCCCCGTCCAGGTAGTTCACATAGTCCGAGGTCGACGCGTAGGTGCTGTTGGCGTGCATCGGTCACCGAACCTTTCCGGCCAGGCTGGGTGGCCCGCTGGGGAGCGGCGGGCCACCCGCCGTGGCGTTACTCGGCGGCGGCCGGGGTGTCGGCACCGTCGGTCGTGGCGGCCGACCCGGTGTCGGCGCGGCGACCGCGCTGCCGCTGCCCGGACGACCGGGCCCCGGTGGTCGGGGTGTCCCCGCCGCCGGTGGCCCCACCGGCGGCGACCGCGGTGGTGGCGGTCTCCTTGACGCGCTTCCACCGCGGGGAGGCGTCCATCTGGCGGCCGGCGGTCGAGCCCGGGGTGGCCCGGACCCTCTCGCCGGACGCGTGCACGTACAGAGCCATCAGCCGAACCTCTCCGCGAGCTCGTCCCGGGTCAGCTCCTCCGCCGCGGACCGGGTGATCGTGTCGGGGTAGTGGTGGACCGCGTACTCCACCCAGTCGGCCTTCCGCCCACGGGGAGACGGCTTCGCCGGGGCCTCCCGCAGCTCGACCTCCTCGGCGGCGCGCGCCTTCTCCTCGGCGGCACGTCGTGCCGCGAGGGACTCGGCGCCGTCACCGGCCGGGGCGGGCGGGTCGGCCGCGGGCCCGGACGGGACACCGGTGTACGGCGTCCCGTCCGGGTTGACCCGCTGGAGCGCACCGGAGGCGAGACGGTCCGCGATCCCCGAGGGGAGCGGCAGCCGCATCGTGTGGATGCCGCCGCCCTCCCCTCGGAACGTGACCGTCTCCATCAGGTCTGCCGCGGGAACCGGAACGCCGCCACGGTGGCGGTGGCGTCCAGGCCCACCATGACCGGGGAGTGCACGATCTCCGGCTCGGCGGGGGTGCCGACGTTGACGTGCTCGGACTGGACGCGGCCGGACTCGAACGGTCCGACGATGGCGGACTCGCCGGCGGGCACGACGACCTCGATGGGGCCCTGCCCGGAGGCGAGCGCCGGCGGGTAGTTGCCGGGGCCGACGGTGACGGTGACCGCGGCGCCACCGGCGGTCACGTGCAGGAGCAGCAGCTCGGGGAGCTTGACGTCGACGACGCCGGTCCGGGCGTTGGTGTCGACGTAGTAGTCACCGGCCGCGAGGCTGTCGCCGTCGACCGGGGTCCCACCGTTGGGGAGCATGTTCTGGACGGTGATCTCGGTTGCCACCGGACGCACCTACCTTCCTGGGGATGTGGGGGTGGAGGGGTCGGGTGGGGGCTCAGTCGCCGCCGTTGCCGTCACCGCCGCCGTTGCCGTTGCCGCCGTTGTCGCCGCCGCCGATCGGGGTGACGGTGTCGCGGCGGACCGCCAGGGCCGACACCAGCGAGTCCGGGCGGATGACCTTCGCGCCGTACAGGGCGAGACCCTTGATCGCGTCGGAGAACGACGACTCCGGGCGGAACGCCTCGGTCTTGTTGATCTGCTCGGCCCAGGTGATCGCCCGCGAGGTGCCGGCCTGGATGACGTTGGCCTCCTCGACGCCGGCGCCGCCGTAGTCCGCGCCCAGGTCGACCAGCTCGACCGGGGTGTTGTTGCTGGACAGGATGTCGAATCCGGCGGCGCGGCCGACCTGCCCGTTCCGCAGCGTCGACGGGTCGGCGGACTTGTCGTTCTCGATGAACCGCGAGTCGCGGATCAGCGCACCGTGCATCCACGGCGGCAGCACGACGTACCGGCCCTGGACCGGCACGTTGAGCTCGTCGAGCCGCACCTTCATCGGCACGAGGATCCGGTCGTAGACCCGGCGGAACTCCATGTCCAGGGCGGCCGCGGTCTCCAGCCCGTGGTCGATGACGACCGGGCGGATCCGCTGGGACACCGGGATCGCCGGGTACAGACCGGCGACGTACTGGTCCATCTTGTCCGCGAGGGCGTAGCCGGCCTCGTCGCTGGCCTCGGGCATGAAGGTGCCCTTCGCCTGGCGGGCGTCCACGTCGTCGACCTCGAACGACCAGTAGTCGGCCTGGTCGACGACGAGGGTCCGCTGCGCGGTGGTCAGCGGCTCGGGCACGATCCGGGTCTGGCCCGGCACGTACCGACCGATGGACGGGCGACCCACGGAGGTGATCCGGACGGTGTCGCCGGCCTCCCGGATCTCGCCCTCGTAGTCGCGGTTCACCACGCCGGGGCCGGCGTAGATCAGGGTCTTCCGGAGCGCAACCAGGAGGTTGTTGCTCCAGATCTCGGGGACGAAGTTACGGATCGTCACGGGGGAACTCCCTGTGATCGGGGCACGCCGAACAGCCCGGTCCCGCTACAGGTGCGGGATGCCGGGCTGCCGGTGGGATGTGCCAGGTGGAATGTGGGGAGCGCCCCGCGATCACGGGGGCGCAGAATCAGCCGCCGAGGAGCTTGCGGAGACGGCCCTCCTTCTGGGCCTTCACCGCCTCTTCCGGGGTGAGCCGCTTGTACTGCTCGAGGGTCAGCTGCTCGCTGCCGCCGGTCGGGCCGATCGGCTCGGTGCCAGAGCGGCGGGGGCCCTCGCGGGTGACCTTGAGCCGCGGGTTCGCCTCGACCGCCGCGGCGACCGCCGCGTTCACGTCGTCGGCGAACGTGTCGGACGTCGGGTCCAGCTTCGCGAGCGTCCCCTCCGCCTTGAGCACGGCGAGGGTCAGCGCCGGGTCAGCCTCGGCGTCCTTGAACGCACCGGGGAGGGCGTTCTGGACGGTGAGCTCACGGATCTGCCGCTGGTAGCCGGCGGTCTCCGACTCCCGGGCCTTCCGCTCCTCCTCCAGCTGCTTCGCCAGCTCCTCGGGGTCCGGCGGGGTGTCCGGTGCCGCGTCCGGGTTGAGAACCTTCGCGAGGTCCTCGAACCGCTTCTTCAGCTCGTCCCGCTCCTCCGCGGCCTTCTTCGCCTCGGCGTACTCGGCCGCGAGCCGGTCCCGTTCGGCCTCGGCCTCCTTGGCGCGGGTCCGGTACTTCGCGGCCTGCCGCGACGCGGACCGCGCCGAACCGGCGTCACCGTCGGGGTCGTCACCGGCCGGGGCGTCACCACTCGGGTCGGCGGTGCCGGTGCCGGTCGGGGCGGTGTCGGATGGCGTCCCGTCGTCCGGGCCGTTACCGGGGGGCGTGGTCGTCGGGTCCGGCGCTGCCGGGCCGTTCGGGTCGCCGTCCGGTGAGGTGCCGGTGGGGTCGTCAGCCATGAGGGTCTCCTCGGGGTGTGCGTCGCACCTGGCCGCTGGCCGGGCGCGGGATGGGCCCCGCCCGCGGGGCGGGGGGATCGGGGGTGCGGGAACGGGCCGTCAGCGGGCGCGGTGGATCTGTTCGCGGTTCGGCTGCCGGGGGGCGCCGGTGCGTTTCACGTGCTCGCGGATGCGGCCCTGGGCGGCGCGGACGGCGCGGCGCGCCTCCTTGCGGGCGGCGTCGGTCATCGCGACGGCCTCGCGGCGTTTCGCCGCGCGGACCTGCCGTTCGAGGTAGCGGTGGTGCTGGGTGTCGGCGTACTTCTCGGCGCGCCGCGGGTCCGGGTCCGGTGGGGTCGCGACCCGGGACGCGCCGGGTAGATACGCCGACACCGAATGCCGACAGTTCGGGTGTTGGAACCCGGCGGCGGTGGCGTCGTCGAGGCCACCCGCGACGTCGATCGTGATCCACTCGTCGGACGTCAACGACCGGACCTGGACACGGCCGGGCGGGTGCGACCCGGACGCGGCGAGGATCGTCCCCTCCCACGGCCCGCACAGGTCGCACGCCGCCTGGTGGGCGGACACCTGCACGAAGTCGATCCCGGCGGCCTGCATGCGGGCGGTCCCGGCGGCGGTCGCGGCGCGGGCGGTCACCGACCGGGACGCCATCTCGGCGTAGGTGGTCAGGTCCCAGTTCCGGCCGGCGCGGTCGACGAACCCGGTGATGCCGCGGCGCGCGAACCGGTCGAGGGCCCGTTGGGCGACGTCGACACGGCGTTCCGGCGCGGCGAACGTCGGCACCGCGGAGCGGGCCATCACCTGGGCGTACACGTCGTCGACGGCGCGGGTGACGGACCGGTGCACCGGGGTCATCCGGTCGTTGAGGGACCGGGCGATCTGGTCGATGGGGCCGCGGTCCAGCGGTGTCGTGTACTGGTCGGCGGCGCCACCGAGGAGCCGGCGGAGGTCCGCGGCCGCGCGCCGGTCCCCGTACGCGGCGGCCGCCGACACGGCAGCGTCACCGGCGGGGCGGGCACGGGCGTCGAGCCGGTCGGCGATGCGGGCGGCCTGCCGGCGGAGTCGGTTCGCCTCGCGGGACTGCGCGGCGAGGTCGTCGACGTCGACGGTGGCGCCGCGGTGCACGGCGTCCGCCGTCGCCCGGAGCAGCGCGAGCTCAGCCTCCGCGTAGAGCGTCGCGAGGTCGCGGGCGAGCCGTTCCGGTGGGGGACCGACCGGCATGGGCGGTCACCCCCTCCCGGTCACCCCGCGGTTCGGGCGCGGAGCTCGGCGGCGGCGTCGGTGAGCAGGTCCGCCACGGCGGTCGCGACAGCCGCCCCGTCACCGGTGAGCGCGACAACGGCCCCGGTGTCGCGGCCGGTGTCGTCGATGTCGGGTTCGGGGTCGCCGCCGGTGAGGGTCACCGGGACGTGCCCGATGACCTGCGGGTCGCCGTCGCCGACCTGGAGGGTGACGGGCAGCTCGACCGTCACGGCGGGGATCTTCATGCGTCGTCGTCCTCGTCCTGGTCGTCGTCGGTGTCGTCGTCCGGGTCGTTGTCGCCGAACGGGTTGTCGTCGTCCTCGGGGGGGCCGCCGGGCTCGAACGACGGCGGGGTCCGCGCCTCCTTGGCGTCCTTGATGCGCTGGACCTCCTCGTCGCGCTGCGTCTTGTCCCAGTCCGGGTGCAGCATCGCGACCATCGTTTCGATCGACGCGGCGTCGGCGCCGGCGATCAGCGCGACCGTTTGGGCGCGGGCCTGCTGGGACTCGGCGACGGACTCCTGGAAGTTCACATCCGCGGCGGCGGCCTTGTCCGGGTCGCCGCGCCCGTTGAACAGGGTCCGGTCGAACGCGATGAGCAGCTCCGCGAGCCGGCGCATCGCGACCCGCCAGCGGCGGATCTTCGCGGCGCGGAGGTTCTGGGTGCGGATCTGCCGGTTCCACGACTCGGCGGCGGTGAGCGCGGTCGTCTCGGACAGCCCGAACGTCTGCGGGCTGTACCCGGCGCCGGAGGTGATCCGGGTGATCAGCTCCAGGCCGGTTTCGCGGTGCTCCTGCCAGCGGATCGCGAACTGCTGTGCCTGGATCTGCAACGGTCCCTGGGTGTCGACCATCGCGTTCAACGTCACGTACAGCTCGCGGTCGATGTCGGCGATCGCGCCCTGCCCGGGCCCGAGGCTCTTGAGGTAGTGCTGCGGCACGTGCAGCCGGGACCGGCCGTGCCGGATGTCCCGCATCCACGACGTGTAGGTGTCGTCGAGGGCGTCGAGCATCCCCTCCAGGGACGCGATGTCGGCCCGCCCGAGGTCCCGGGCGGCCGGGTTCCGCCGCCACGCCTTCGTCCGTGGCCGCGCGTTCGGCACCGCCACCACGTCGATCATGTCGACGCCGGTCTCGATGACGACGCGCCCGTCGGCGAGGATCGCGACCCCTTCGGCGGCCTCGTCGTCGCCGAGCAGCCCGGCGGTGGCGTGGTGCTCGGTCAGCGGCACCGACCGGCCCAGGTTGTCCGCGGTCCCCACGTACAGGCCGTGCTCGATGTGGCCGGGTTCGTGGTGCTCGAGGTGCCGGGTGTGGGTGGTGCCGTCGATCCATTCGGACACGAACGTCACCGCGACCAGCACCCCGTGTGAGAACCGCGGGTACGCACAGTCCGCGTCGATGACCGACACCAGCGGCCCGGTCGGGTCGACGTCGCGGTCCCATCCGACCCGCAGGTAGACGTGCCCGAGCGCGGCGCACGCCTCCGCGGCGTCGTGGAGCTTCGCGTGCGCTTCCTCCCCGAGCAGCTCCTCGAGCCGCTCCTGGGTGGGCTTGGATCCGCGGACCTCGATGGTGGGGGGCGCACCGAACAGCAGGTCGGCGCTGACCTGGGCGATCTCCGACGCGAGCGGCATGTGCAGCTTCGTGCGCTGCGCCTGGTCGGTGGCGCGCTGCCCCCAGAAGAACCGGGCCACCGACCCGGCCAGACCACCGCGTTCGTAGAACCCGCCGTGCCGGACCTGGTCGACGTCCCCGCCGTAGTACTGCGACAGCTCGTCGGCGTCGCCGGACCACCACGCGGACCAGCCGGCCACGTCGCGGTGCGGGCGGTCGAACTCCTTGGGCGGCCACTCGGTGTACTGGACGGGGAGCGGCATGACGGCGTCGCCTCCTCGGGGTGGTGGCCCCGGGGAGGGGCGTCAGCGGGTCGGAGACGGTCGAACCCGGGCCCGCGCGGGGGATCCGGCGGGCCCGGGTTCGGTGGGTGCGCGCACGGCCGATGGGGGCGGCCGGTGTGCGCTCTCCTGGGGTGGGAGTCAGCGGGGGCGGCGCCCGACGTCACGGAGAAGGCCGGCCAGCAACCGGGCGGTCCATGTGATGCCGCCCGGCCGGAACGGGCCACGCCAGCGCCGCCACCGAGGGCAGCTACACAGGCCGCAGTCGGAGCCGGGGCGGTAGTGCTCGTGGACGTCCCTCGGGTGCGGGCAGCACACCCCGTACACGGGGCTCACGATGTGCCCCACGAGGCGTGGAGGACCCGGTCGATATAGCTGGGGTCCAGGTGCGGGTTGTCGAGTAGTCGCCGCAGCTCCGCGGCGGGGATGTCGGACGGCGGCACGAACACCGGCCACAGGTCTGGGCGGGTCCCGCGGCCGCGGCGCTCGTCGTAGGTGAGGCGGCCGGTCACCGGTCGGTCGCCTCGGCGTCGATGACGGCCCGCACCAGGCAGTCCTTCGCCTCCAGCAGCTTCCGCAGTCCGGCGGTGAGCTCGGGGCCGTCGGGGAGGTTCCGGACCATCGTCTCCGCGAGGGAGTGGTGGAAGCACGCCGTCGCCGACGCGATCCCGGACAGGTTCGGGTTCGGGGTGAGCCACCGCATCAGGTGCCGCGTCCCCGGGTGCCGACCGGTCAGGTCCAGCGGCTCCGGTGGGGTGTCGTCCAGCGCCCCGACGATCGCCGCGAACAGGTCGTCCTTGTCCCGCTGGTGCTGCGGCAGCTCGTCGTAGGGGACGAGGCACGGGTGCGTGCGGGCCTCCGGGTCCTTCGTCTCGCCGTAGGTCCAGCCGGTGGCGCGCTTGTGCTCGCACCACGCCTCGTGCAGCTCCTCCGGGTCCGCGCCGTCGAGCGCGGTCCGGACACCGGCGACGGCAGATTCGCGCTGCCAGTCGGGGGCGTCGTCCCACCTCGGGGACGGCGCGGGGTCGCCGTGGGCGCGCTGGAGGGCGCGGTTCGCCTCGTGGGCGACCTCGGCGATCTGGGCAGGGGTGTACGGCACG